ACGAAAAAACTCGTGTAATCTAACCGTCGTGTCTCGTTTTTACTATGGAGGTTAACTAAATGGCAATGAGAAGTGCTTTAGGTGGCGAAATTGTTGAAGCAACACCGAAAAAAACTCGTCAAGGAAGGGGTAAACATACTAAGTATGCCGCTTCCTCTCGAAATAAGGCAAAAAAACGTACCCGTGGCCAGGGAAAATAAATAAAAGGGACTTTATGAGTCCCTTTTTTAGTGGGAATACGAAAATGCACGATTTTTTAGACAATTTGCCGAATCATCAGTACCAAAAAATGCTACGAGAAATAGCAAATGACAATATTGTACCTAAAAAAACGGATAAAAAGGTGACGAATGACCTTTATGAGAATAAAGAGGATGATGACTTCTTTGAACTCAATGAATTTGGTATTTGAGGTTGCTAAATAAACATATATTTGCCGTATAATAGTGCCTGTCCAACGCATAAGTAGGTCATTTAAAGATATAAGTATGTCTTTTCAGGTTAATCCGTTAACTGATGATCTTATTGCGATTAAAAATCAGAATGCTATAGCTCGCTCTCTTCGTAATTTAGTGCTTACTTCACCTGGAGAGCGATTTTTTAATAATCGTTTAGGTTCAAGAGTAAATGAATTACTCTTTGAGAACGTTGATGACCTGACTGCCTCATCAGTAAAGAGTGAAATAGAAACTACAATTCAAAATTATGAACCAAGAGTTAAATTATTAACCACAAAAGTGTCTGCCAATCCCGATTCATATGAATTCGATGTTATTATCACTTATGAAATAATTGGAATAGATGCACAAGCACAACAGTTATCATTTGCATTACAGCCAACAAGATAATGCCCCTAGTTAATTTCGCAAATCTGGATTTTGACCAGATAAAAACATCAATTAGAGATTACCTTCGATCTAATTCTAATTTTACGGATTATGATTTTGAAGGATCTAACCTGTCAACTATAATTGATGTCCTTGCATATAATACATACATCACTTCATACAATGCCAACATGGTATCGAATGAAGTTTTTATTGATAGTGCAACATTAAGAGAGAATGTTGTATCATTAGCACGTAATATTGGTTACACTCCCTACTCAAAAAGAGCAGCACAAGCTAATATTTCATTTTTTATAAACACTAGTGACTATGCAGACGTACCACAAACCATAACTTTGAATAAAGGGATCGTTGCATCATCTAATACCTTTGCAAATGAGAGTTATACCTTTGCTATTTTAGATGATATCACTGTTCCTGTTTCAGATGATAGGGCCTCTTTTAATAATATTGCAATTTATGAGGGAATTTACCTCACAAGCACTTTTACAGTAAATTCTTTTGATCCTGATCAACGTTTTATTCTTGAAAATAGTGGAATTGACCTTTCTACCCTTCGAGTTGTAGTTAAACCATCAGAATCTTCCACTGTTACAAGAAAATATAGACAATCTGATAGTTTATTTGATATTACAAGCGAATCTCCAGTCTATTTTGTTCAAGAAGTTGAAGGTGAAAGGTATGAATTGATATTTGGAGATGGAATTTTTGGTAAAAAGTTAGATGCACCTAGTTTTATTGAAGTTTCTTATCTTGTAACCAATGGTGAACTCGCAAATGGCATTAATAGTTTTAATTTTAGTGGAAAATTAACATCTACACGAGATAATACAACTGTAAGCAGTGGAATTTCTCTTCTTACAACGATTAATACCAGTTCTTCGGGTCAAAGTATAGAATCTATAGAGTCTATTAAGAAATATGCGACTAGAATTTATTCTTCTCAGAAAAGAGCTGTAACAACTGCGGATTTTGAAGCACTTATACCACAATTATATACTGAAACTGAATCAGTTAGTGCTTTTGGTGGTGAAACTCTAAATCCACCACAATATGGAAAGACATTTGTAAGTATTAAACCTACAAATGGTTCGTATTTGTCCGATCAGATCAAAAATAACCTAAAAAGAGAACTTAAAAAATATTCTATTGCTGGAATTGAGGTAGATATCACTGATTTGAAGTTTTTATACCTTGAATTGGACATCACAGCTTATTATAACTCTAATTTAATCTCATCTGGTGCTGATCTCTCCAGTCTCATCTATAAGAATTTGAGAAAATATGCTAAATCTGCAGAAATGAATCAATTCGGTGGTAGATTTAAGTATAGTAAACTACTTTGCATGATTGATAATAGTAGTGATGCTATTACTTCTAATATTACTACGGTTGTTATAAGAAGGGATCTCAGAGTATCGTTAAATAGTTTTGCGGAATATGAAATTTGTTTTGGAAACTGTATTTTTGTTAAAAGTTGTGATGGATATAACATTAAGTCTTCAGGATTTAATGTAGATGGAATTGCTGGTGTGGTATATCTTACGGATAAACCTGATTCTGGTTCTACTGAAACAGGACAGATAATGTTAATACAATTGGAAGCCTCTAATCAAGCAAAAGTTATTAAAAAATCAATTGGAACCATTGATTATAAAAAAGGAGAAATTAAACTTTCACCAATCAATATAACTAATACTGTACTTAATAAAGGATTTCCAGTTATTGAAATTTCAGGTTCTCCTTGTTCTAATGATGTATTAGGTCTTCATGATTTATATATCCAATTACCAATGGAAAATGTAACTATCAACACTATTTCGGATTCTGATGATTTAACTACATCCGCATCTAGTTATGCAAATGGTAGTTTGGTTCGTGGAGAGAAAGTAATTCCAGGTTCTACGACTTGTGATACACCTGATGGTACTCTAGTTACTGCTACTGGTGATGGTATAACTTCAGAAAGAGTTGATAATGTGGATGGTTCCTATACAGTGACTAATTATTATAGAGGACAAGCATCTTCAGGTGCTACATATTACCCAGATGGTAGTGTACAGAACTTTCAATATTAATAACACAGAACATTAATACTAATGATATCAACAGATCTCCAAAGAGTACAGATTCAAAATATAGTTGAGAATCAACTCCCTTCTTTTGTACAGGAAGATTTTCCTTTATTAGGAGAATTTCTTAAAGAGTATTATACTTCGCAAGAATATCCTGGAGCTTCTGCTGACGTAATTCAAAATATAGATGAATATTTAAAATTAGAAGCCTTAACTAATAATGCTAATGAAACAGAATTAGGAAGTGCAGTTGGATATAATGATACTACGATTACAGTTACTTTTGATCTTAATAAAAGTATTTTTGGAACATATGAGTTTCCTGATAGAGATGGTTTAATACAAATTGATGATGAAATAATATTATATAAAGAAAAAACTAATACTACATTTACTGGATGTGTAAGAGGATTTAGTGGTGTCACTTCATATGGTACATCTGATCAATTAACTTTTTCACAATCAGATAATAATCCTCATGCAAAAGGAAGTAAGGTTGTAAATTTAAGTGCTTTACTTTTTAATAGATTTTTATTAAAACTCAAGAATCAAATTTCTCCAGGTTTTGAAGATAGAACTTTAGATACTGATCTTAATCAAAGACTCTTTATTTCACGATCAAAAGATTTTTATCAAACTAAAGGAACTGATGAATCATATAATATTCTTTTTGGTGCTTTATATGGAGAGAAAGTAGATGTAATAAAACCAAGAGAGTTTCTTTTTAGACCCTCTGATGCGGATTATAGAGTAACTAAAGATTTAGTTGTTGAATCCATTGAAGGAGATCCTTTAGATTTATTAAATAGCACATTATATCAAGATTCTGCACATTTTGGAGATCATTATTGTTTAGATAAAGCTTATGCTCCTATTAGTGGAGTAGAAAAAATTTCCGTTGGTAATTCTGATTTTTATAAATTAAATCTTGATTATGGTTATGCGAGAGATGTCCCACTTAAAGGAAGTGTTTATGGAGAATTTATAGTTCACCCCAATACAAAAGTAATAACAGAAGTAGCAGTAGGTTCAAGCGTCATAGATGTAGATTCTACTATAGGTTTTCCTGAGGCAGGAGAATTATATGCCATTTATGGAACAGGTGCTACAGGAATATTAACTTATAGATCTAAATCAATAAATCAGTTCTTTGAAGTTGGATTAGCTAATACTACAACTATTGGTATTAATACAAGTATTGATTCAAAAGAAAATATTAGATTAAATACGGATGTTTATGGATATGTAGGTCTAGGAACTACTACTAGAGTTTCTATGAGGGTTACTGGGGTTTTAGCAGACTTAGAAATTCCAGATAATACTTATTATTTTGAGAATAATGATAAGGTTTCCATAAAGTCTTTAGGAATAACTACTTCGAGTCCCAAAACTGAGAATTGGTTTTATAATGTAGCTACAAAATATGATGTAGAAACTATTACTCTCGTTGATGCTTCTGATTTTACATATACTCTAGTCACTTATGCTAAAAATAACTTTAGATTAGGTGATCAAGTTACCGTTATAGATTCTTTAGGTAATACTAAAGATTCTGTTGTAAATGAAGTTATAAGTGACTATAGTTTTTCTATCAAAGGACAAGGAGAAATTGTAAATGCCAAATATACTGTTGAAAGAAAAATTTCAAGAGCAAATGTAAAAGCATCTTTAACTGACTACTCTTACATTGATAATTATTTTGCTAATGTTCAAAATACATATGTAAAATTTAATCAAGATCTCCTAGTAGCATCTTCCTCTATTCCCAATTATCATAATTCTCCTCTTGATTTTTATGATAGAAAGATTACATTAAATGGAGAGTATAGTGGATCTGAATTTACAATTTTAAATGTAAATGATCATGGTTATTGGACAGGAGATGCAGTTTACTATAGCCCTTACACTATTGAAACCAAAGATTTTTTAGGAAACACTACAAAAGTGGTTAGTAAGTTTCCTGAGATGGAAGAAGGGGTTTTCTTTGTAAATAGACTGAATAAAAACCAATTTCAACTTGCTACAAGTCCTGCTAATATTTCTAATCAGTCCTTTATTTCAGTATCTGGTATTGTAACTTCTAATACTTTAGAATATCTTGATTTTCATGATAAAGATGTTGATCATCAACTTTTACTTAAAGAAATAAAAGATCCAATTAATGAAGATGGAGATTTCGTTACGGGGCCAGGAGATAGAACAGGTATTCTTGTTAATGGTGTTGAAATTTTAAATTATAAGTCTAGTGAAGCAGTTTATTATGGGACTATTAAAAATATTGACATTGCTTCTGAAGGAATTGGTTATGATGTCATAAATCCTCCAATTTTACATATTTCTGATAACGTAGGATCAGGTGCAACTGGTATATGTGCGATTGAGGGATCTTTAATAGGAATAGACATTAAAGATCCAGGTTTTGATTATGTCTCTCATCCAACTCTTACTATAAGTGGTGGTAATGGTGAAGGGGCAAGTGCTAGTGTCAATACTAAAATGGTCGAACATGCAGTTTCCTTTAATGCGACAGCAGACTCTGCTCGTGTTGACATAACTGATAGCACTATTGGTTTTTCTACTTTCCATAAGTTTAGAAATGGCGAAAAAGTTATTTACAAGACGTTTGGACAAACAGCAGTTGGTGGAATTTCAACAGATGCAATTTATTATGTTCATACCGTTGGTGTTTCTACTGTAAAACTTTATAAGTCAGAAACTGATGCGATTAATGTTGGAGTGAATACTGTAATATTATCTAGTTTTGGAGTCGGTGTTCATAATCTCCAATCTTTTGATAAAAAGCGAATTGTATCTAATATTATAGTTGATAATTCAGGTTCTGGATATCAGAATAAAAAAAGAACCATAATTTCTGCAACAGGAATTAATACAGCTCTTAATCAAATTAATATTAATGATCATGGATACAAATCTGGAGAAATTATCCAGTATTCATATAATGTTGATCAAATTACGGGAATTAATTCAAATACAAATTATATTGTTACTGAAGTTGATCCAAATAACTTTAAATTATCTAGTGTAGGGGTTGGAACCACAAATAAGTTCTTATATTACGACACAGAGCAATATATTGATTTTTCTGTTGCTGGTTTAGGGACTGGAACTCATACGTTTAATTATGAACCTATTACAGTAACTCTAAATGGGGAAATAGGAGTTCTTACTGCTACAGGACAAGATTTCCAAGCAAAACTTCAACCTTTATTTAAAGGATCTCTAAAATCTGTACAAGTCACTAATGAGGGTTCTTCTTATGGTTCTTCTGATATTATAAATTATGATCGTCAACCATTATTGACTCTTCAAAATGGATCTGGTGCAGAAATCACTCCAATTATCAATAATGGAAGAATAGTTGAAGTTCAAGTCGATAATCAGGGGGAGGGTTACAATGCACCTCCTAATTTAGTTATTACTGCAAATCAAGGTAATCATGGAAAGTTAGTTCCGATTATTAATGATGGAAAAATCACTAGTGTAAGAATTCAGAATCCTGGTATTGGTTATACGGGTAGTGTAGGAGTAGCCGTAACGACTGATGCATCTAATGGAAAATTAAGAGCAAAACTTCAGACTTGGACAGTTAATTTATTCAAAAAATATGTAGATATCATTTCTGAAGATGATGGAATTTTAGAAGCAGCTGAAAATTCGGAATTGGGTATAGAATACACTCATTTATATGCTCCTCGTAAATTAAGAGAATCTTTATATGTTAGAGATCAAGATAATAACATAAAATATGGATTATTGGATTTACAGAAAGTTGATGGAGAAGAAGTTGCTGCAGAATATCATTCTCCAATAATTGGATGGGCATATGATGGTAATCCAATTTATGGTCCATATGGATATGAAACACGGACTGGTGGATTCATTAAAGCTATGGAATCTGGGTACAAACCAGTAACTGCTGCGAATCGCCCTTCATTATCAAATTTTCCTCAAGGATTTTTTGTAGAAGATTTTGCATTTGATAATTCAGGAGACTTAGATGAACATAATGGTCGTTTTTGTATAACTCCTGATTATCCAAATGGTGTTTATGCATATTTTTCAACTATTAATCCTACTAGTATTGATAATGCAGGATCTTTTAA